TTAATCCCAAGGTCCAGGGTTCGAACCCCTGACGGCCCACCACGATGAATCTGCTCGAACCCCTGAATCCGCTGGTGATTCGGGGGTCGAGCTGTTTCCAAGGGGCAAGGGCAAATCTGCTCGAACCCGTTTCAGGCCGATCCTCGCGGGCTCCGAATCCCCCACATCGTAATTGAGCGTCACGGTGACGTCCTCGTCCCCCACCATCACCTGCCACACGAAGGCCTTCAGGAGCGCCGCGTCGTCCAAGGTCGCGCCGAATTGCAGGAAGTCGGCGAAGTCCTCTGCATTGAAAACGGCGGCGTTTTCCTGCACCCTGATTTCGGCCTCGGCAACCTCCGCTTGCGTTTGCAGCTCGTCAATCTTGCCCTTGGCACGCTCAAGCTCAAGGCCGTTGGCTATGGCATCCATGAGGCGGTCCATGCCCCTCTCGGCCTCCGCCTTGCGCCTCTTGGCACGCTCAATCTTCTTCTCGGCATCATCGTCCTTGGCGTGCTCGGCGATTATCGAGGCCACCCGAAGCGCCTCCTCGCGGTTCGAAAGAAGCTCCCTCAATGCCTGCACGATTGCAGGTTCGAGCCAATCGGCACGCACGGGCTTCAAACCGCACCCCTTGGCGCATTTATAGTATTCGTACTTGACCCCGTGCCGACCGTGGCCCGACGTGCCGACGAGGTTCATCCCGCATCCCCCGCATATGGCCTTCCCGGAGAGCGGGAACTCTCCCCATACCTCGCTTGCACGCCGCTTCTTCGGTTTCGCTGCCTGCGCCATGGCGAAATCCCCCTTCGTGATTATCGCGGGCATGCCTCCTTCGACCCGCACATCACCCCATATGTAGGTGCCCGCGTACTTCTCGTTTCGGAGCATGTTGTAGACGAAGCCGTAGGAGGCGGGCCTTCCCCCGGACGGCCTCACGCCCCTGCGCGCGAGGTCTGCGGCGATGGCGTTCACGGGCTCCCCCGCCGCCTTGCGGGAGAAGCACTCCCGCACGATCGCCGCCTGCTCCCCGTCGATGACGTAGCGGCCATCCTCGCCGTACTTGTATCCGTAGAGCCTCACGCCGTTGTGCAGGCACCTGAGGGCGTTGCCCTCCATGCCCCGCCTCACCCTGCGGGAGGTGTGGGCCGACTCCATGGCGGCCATGGCCTCGTAGATGCTCTCGATCAGGATGGCCTCGGGGCCGTCGGGCACCGTCTCGGTGGCGGATACCACCCTGACGCCCCTGTCGCGGAGCCTCTTCTTGTAGATCGGGGCGTCGTAGACGTCGCGGGAGAAGCGGTCCATCATGTAGACGAGGACGATCTCGGATTCCCCGGCGTTGGCGATCATCTCCTGGAACTGCGGCCTATCGTCCGTCCTGCCGCTCACGGCGTAGTCGCAGTACTCCCTGACGGCCACGTAGCCCTCGCGGGCGCACCACTCCCTGCAGATGCGCAGCTGGTCCCCTATCGAGGCCTCGCGCTGCTTGGAGCAGGAGAAGCGGGCGTATATGACAGCGGTCTTCATAGTGCCCTTCCGTGCGATCGGGCCCCTAATAGACGATGAAGTACGTGACCTGCGGGTCCTCGTTCGTGCCCTCGACTACGGCCTCGCACGTGTGCTTGGCCTTCTTGCCGTTCTCGTTGCGTATGTCGACCGTCGCCTTCAGGTACCACGAGTCGCCCTGGTTGTCCTCGGCGAGCTTCTCCGTCCACCAGTTGAGGTCGAAGCCGTAGGGGTACTCGCGCGCGCCGTAGGCCTCGACGGCCTGCCATGCGTATGGAGCCTCGAGCCCCTGCGACGTCCTCTTCGCGGCATCGGCGGCGTCCTTGGCCGCATTCTCGAACGTCCATGTGGCCTCGTGGCCCCAGTTGTCCCACGTGAGGGAGGTCAACGTGTTGCCCGAATAGGTTATCGTCCCCGTGGCGGATCCGCCTGCCGCGAGCTCTATCGCGCCGTCCTCGAACGAGGTTTCCGCGATGCTGCCGCCCTTGAGGAACTTCGCCTTGAGGGACTGCGCCTCGCCGTGCGCCCTGACCGTGATCGTCGCCGTGAGCGTATCGTCCCCGATCTCGACGGATTCGAGCGTCACCTCGTATGGCTCGAACACGGCGGTCTGCCCGATCTGCATGCCCCCCAGGTCCTCCTCGGGCGTGAGCTCGTAGGCGGCCTCCTGCGTCTCCCCGGCGTCGCCTCCCCGCGCCGGGACCGTGGACTCCCCGGCGATGCCCCTGCCTATGGCGGCGAGCGCGATCAGGACGGCGACGATTATCGCGGCCCTCTTCCCCTTGCCCATTTCCCCTCCTAGAAGTCGTAGTCGTAGGGGAACACGCACCAGACGACCTCGCCTATGACGGTCACGGTGTCGGTCCCCTCCTCGCCGTAGTCGTAGACCCTCGGCCTGAACGTGGGGTCGGTGGAGTCCGGCACCAGCTCGACGCCGTTGTTCAGCATGCGGACGCGCTTGATGGTGGCATCGTAGCCGTTCACGCAGACGGCGTACACCCTCCCGTCTACGACGTCGGAAGCGGGGTTGACCAGGGCGTAGGAGCCGTTCGGGAGCCTCCTGTTCATGCTCTCGCCCTGCACGGCCAGCAGGAACGCGTCCGGGTAGCGGTTGTGCATGCGCTCAGGGATCGCGATGAACCCCTCCACGGACTCCATCTCGATCGGGGTCCCTGCGGCGATCGACCCGTAGAGGGGGACGTCGACAAATGAGGACATTCCAGCCGGAATCATCGGGGCGATTATCTTCCCGTCTGCTCCAACCGTCGCACCCTCCATGCCGCTATCCTCGATTATGTTGGCCTTTCTAATGCCGAAATAATCGGCTAGGCGCTGTATCGCTCCCATGCGCGGTTCTGAATGCCCTATCTCCCAGAGGGATACGGCGGCTCTCGATACATCGGCGATCTTTGCGAACTCCTCTTGGGTCATATTGGAGAGCATGCGCAGCTTGATGATGTTTTCCATGATGCCCATTGGTCCTCCTAGCAAATTTATCTTGCATTATCGCTAATTTTAACTTGACATGCAATGCAAATATAACTAGCATCATATCAAGAAAGATCGAAGGGAGGTGCCCATGGTCGAGATCACTATCAAGGAGGCTCGTGTCCAAGCCGGACTATCTCAGCAAGATGTCGCAGCTAAACTGGGGGTTTCGAGGCAGGCATATGCGAATATGGAGCAGAATCCCGGCAGCGTGAAGGTAGACACCGCGCGCCGCATCTGCTCCATCCTTGGAACTGAATACGAGCGAATCTTTTTCTCGTCATTTGCAAATTAAATTAGCAAAGTGGGAGTGAAGCGTGGACAGATTGACCGAAGACAAAGCAAGTTCCGGCATCCCGCCGTGCAAGACGCTTTCGGAGGATCTACGCGTGAAGTGGGCGGAGGGAATCCTCGTCCCGCTCTACCTCGACTGGGTGAAGCAGGGAAGGCCCATGAGGGCCGTGGAAGGAGAGTGAAGATGAATCTGAGAAAGGGAACGGGCGCGCACACCGACCAGGGAGGACGCGCCCGCAGGCAGGGCGGATACGCCCGCAAGCACATCTTACCAGAAGAAGAGAGGTTAGTCGAGTCCTTGCGGGCCGCATGGCCGCTGGCCCTGCTCGCCCTCGCCGTGGGCATGGGGCTGGGGCGGTAGCCGTGGATCTCGACGACTGCACGCAGACCCTCGAGTCCGTCATGCGCGCCGAGCGGAGCTACCCGTGGCCGCTCGGGGCCGCCGACAGGCGCGAGCTCTTCCGCCTGTGGATCGAGGCCAACCCCGAGGCGGTGGCCGAGATGGAGGGGCTGGCCCTCGCCATGCACGCGCGGGGCAGGCCCGTGTCCGTCCAGTACCTCTTCGAGAAGCAGCGGTGGGAGAGCTCCGTGCGCCTCAACCGGATCCGCTTCGAGGACTGGGCCGGGCAGGAGCGCACCTTCGGCACCGAGCACGGCATAAACCACAACGACCGCCACCTCTTCGGGCTGTGGCTCCGGGAGAGGCACCCCGGGATGCGCGTGCTGCTCAGGCGGTCGATCCTGGACGAGGAGGATGTATGAGCAGGAAGAAGCCAATCGAGGTCGAGGCCGAGATCATGGACGGCGGGCTCGCCGTGCTCTCCAAGGCCGACGCGTGGCTCGCCGAGCAGCGGGAGCGCGTGGCCGGGATGGCCGAGCAGTACCGCCCGCCCGAGTCGATAGAGGACGAGCGGGCGCGCAAGGAGGCCGTGCTGGCGCGCGCCGACTGCCGCAGGGACGCCGCCGAGATAGACGCGGAGCGCAAGGCCATGCTCCGCGACGCCGAGGACGCGCTGAAGAGGTTCAAGGCCGGGGTTAAGGACGTGCTCGCCCCCCTGACCGAGCTCGACGAGACCTACAAGCGCCTCCTCGACGAGTACGAGGAGAGGTGGAGGGCCGAGCGGGAGATCGAGCTCGCGCGCGAGTACGCGGACATCGCGCCGGATCTCGTGCCGCTCGTGCCCTTCTCGCGGCTGCACGACCGCTACGGAACCTCCAAGGGGTCGCAGTGGCTCATGCGATCGACCAACATCGAGGCCGCAAAGGACATGCTGGCCGATGCGGTGGGGGAGATAGCCGATGCGGAGAGGACCATCTCCGAGCTCGCGGACGCCGGGGACGCCGAGGGACTCAAGGCCCGCTACTTCCAGACGCTCGACCTGCAGGGGACGCTCTCCGAGGCCCGCAGGCTCGCCGAGCAGAGGGAGCGCGTGCGCGCCCTTGAGGAGCAGCGCAGGGAGCGCGAGGAGCAGGCGAGGCTCGCCGCCGAGCAGGCCGCCGAGCAGATGATGGAGCGGGCCGCAGCGCCCGCAGACGAGGCCGCTCCCGAGCCGATCCCCATGCCCGCCGCAACCGATGCCGAGTCCGGGCAGATCCCCATGCCCGAGAGGACTATATCCGCGACGATCCGCATGCCGGAGGAGCCCGAGGCCGAGGCGCCCCATCCGTGGGTCGTCTCCGTGCCGAGCGCAACGCGCCGCGAGATGAGCGGCGTCGCCGCCTTCATGAGGTCACGGGGCATCCGCTTCGACCGCATCTACGCGGGGACCCTGGCCGATGCATACGCGAAGGAGGCGGGAGATGGACGATAGGGACATCGTATTCGAGGATGCGGCTGCGCTGGATGCGCGCCGCGCGCTCCTGCGCAAGCCGTTCTCCCAGGACGAGATAGAGACGCTTCCCAAGTACGTCGGGCCCAAGGACGCGGATGGGAAGATCCCCAAGGCCGCCTACGGGGTCTGCCCGGAGTGCGGGAGGCGGCATCCGATGCCCGCCGTGCACCTCGACTACGTGGGCCACGCGGGCATCACCGAGCGGCTGAACGACGTGGACCCGGATTGGAACTGGGAGCCCGTCGCCTTCGACGAGGCGGGGCTGCCGCGCTACGACGCCATAGGCGGGCTCTGGATCAGGCTCACCGTGCTGGGCGTCACGCGCTACGGGTACGGGGACGCGCAGGGCAAGACCGGCCCGAACGCCGTCAAGGAGATCATCGGCGACGCGATACGCAACGCCGCCATGCGCTTCGGCGTTGCCACGTACCTGTGGAGCAAGTCGGAGAAGGCCGAGCACGCCCGCGAGTACGACGAGAGGCCCCGCGAGGATCCGCCCGTGGACGGCCCCTTCACGGCCCGCTGCCAGAGCTGCGGCAAGGCGTACACCTTCGAGGGCAGGGACCAGTACGAGGGCTTCCTGGCCGATCCGCAGTGCTGCCCGAGCCCGGCTTGGGAGGTCGTGTAGGTGGACGCCTATGCAGGGCAGGGGGATTTCAGGGAGCTATCGGAGCTCCAGGAGCGCCTCGAATCCGAGGTGTCCAAGCTCCGCGACGCGGGCTGCCAGCTCGCGCGCAACGAGGCCGCCTACCGCATCGCGCTCCGATCGATGATCCTGGACGAGCGGGCGCAGGGCACCCCGGTGACGGTCATCTCGGACATATGCCGGGGCGAGCCGTCGATAGCCGACCTCAAGCTCAGGCGCGACACCGCAGAGGCGATAAGGGATGCGAGCCGCGAGGCCATCAACGCGATCAAGCTGCGCATACGGGTGGTCAACGACCAGATCAGCCGGGAGTGGTCGCTCCCGGAGAGGGGATAGGAGGAAACATGTCGATCAACCGCGTCAACATCTCGGGCAACCTGACCCGCGACCCGGAGCTGCGCCAGACTCCGGGCGGCACGGCGGTGCTCGGCTTCGGCGTGGCGGTGAGCGCCCGCCGCAGGAACCAGCAGACGGGCGAGTGGGAGGATGTCCCCAACTTCGTCGACTGCGTGCTGTTCGGCAGGCGCGCCGAGATCATGTCCGACATGCTGCGCAAGGGGGCCAAGGTCGCCATCGAGGGCAAGCTCCGCTATAGCGCGTGGGAGGCCAAGGACGGATCGAAGCGCAGCAAGGTCGAGGTCGCCGTGGACGAGATCGAGCTGATGCAGCAGCCCCGGCAGCCCGTCGCGGGCATCCCGCCAGCGCCCGCCTACCAGCAGGCACCGGCCTACCAGCAGGCCCCCGCGTACCAGCAGCCCGTGCAGCAGCAGCTTCCCGTGCGGCAGGCCCCCGCGTACCAGCAGCAGTCCCCCGCCGGGGACGTCTACGACGGCGACATCCCGTTCTAGGCGGCGGCTGTGAACATCTTCGATTCGCACATAGCGGCGGGCCAGCAGCTCGGCAAGCGCGAGCGCGAGCAGTACTACACGGCGCTCATCGAGTTCCTCGCCTACGGGATCGAGCCGAAGGTGGGGGGCGCGGCGCTGGCCGTCATCACCGCCATCCGCCCATCGCTCGACGAGAGCAGGAGCCGACGGCTCGCGGGGCTCGCGAGCGGGGAATCGCGCCGGATGAACACATCGGGAACAAACGCGGGAACAAACGACGAGCAAACCCGCGATTCGGCGGCGAACAAAACCGGCGAAAACGGACGAACTAAGAGTAAGAGTAAGAGTAAGGGTAAGGAAGAGAAGACCTACGACCTTGCAGGTGGGATGGCTTCGGCGCTCCCGTGCCTCGCCGCACCGGCAGGCGGGTCATCTGTCTTCATCGATTTGGACGATAAGCCGCATAGGACGGCGCTGGGATCCATCATCGGCAGCTACGCCCACGTCGGCGGAGTGGATCCGACCGGCTTTGTCTCCAAGCTGCGCGGGATCTGCCCCGGAGGGTGCGGGGGCGATCCGGATCGGGCCGACGAGTGCTACGGGCTCGTCATGCGGGCGCTCGGGAAGTACGACCCCGACAAGGGGCGCGGGCCCTGGCCGCTCGTGAAGACCATCCTCGAGCAGGAGAGGGGGACGGGATGATCATCGGCGGCGTCAGGTGCCCCTACTGCAAGGGCCCGATCGAGGCGTTCGAGGTCCCGAGCCGCGACATCCATGCGCCGGAGGGCTGGAGCTGGGCCCGGTACATGATCCCGATCCGCAGGCCCGAGCCGATGCACCCCGCCGACCGCAGGGTGAGCCGCATCGTGAAGACCGGCAATGGCAAGGGCGAGGAAGTGATCGAGTACGAGCATGTGCTGGCAGGCTACTGCGCCCGCTGCTCGGTGGGATTCTCGGATGCGCAGATGGAGCGCGCTGACAGGAGGCTGGCATGAGGGACTGCGAGAGGGAGATCGCCGAGCTCTCGGCTGAGGTGCGCAGGCTGGAGGCCGAGGCCGCCGCCATCAGGGAGGGGGCCCGGATCGAGCGCGACGCCGACGGCATGCTGTCCTGCTCGGCGTGCGGCGCGGAGGTGTCCTACGGCACCGACCGCTTCTGCGGATGGTGCGGGGCGCGGTTCGGGGGCGGGCGATGACCCCGGAGATGGCGCTGCTCAAGGGCCTGCCCGCGTCCAAGGCCGGGCTCTACGGCCTGCCATGCATCGGGGCCCGCTACACCGGCCCCGGCGCGAGGGACTGCGAGAGGACGCAGGCATGGTGCGCGGTCTGCGGGAGGCCCGCCGCGAACTGCCACCACGTGGTGCCGCTCTCCGTCAGGAGACGCTTCGGGCTCGCGACCCCGGGCGGGACGGTGCGGCTCCGATCGCCGCTCTTCGCCCTGTGCGGGAGCGGGACCCGGGGATGCCACGGGGCGTTCCATGCCGGGCGCGTCAGGGCCCGGTGGCTCTGGGACTCGGAGGAGGACGAGCGCCTGTGGTGGTCGGGCGAGCTGGTCGCGCGCTACGGGCCGCACAGCCCGGAGCTGTACCGGCACGGCAGGTGGGAGATCGCCGATTCGAGGACGGGCAGGGCGTCCGTCGTCAGGGAAGGGGTGTGAGATGGGGAGCGGGATCTACCCGATGCAGCAGATCGCGGCCGACCCGGCGGCGTGGGCGGCGTCCGAGATGGCGAGGTGCGGGCTCGCGAGGGCCGACGTCGCGCGCGGGCTCGGGGTCACCGCCAGGGCCGTCGGGCACTGGCTGTCCGGGAGCCGCAGGCCGTCGCTCGCGTCGATGCTCGGGCTGCTCGGGATGTTCGGCTACGAGGTGGTGGTGCGCCGTGTCTAGGCAGAGGGACAAGGGGACCAGGTTCGAGACGGCCTTCGTCGCCTACGAGCGGCGCGCCCTCGGCGACCACGGCATACGCCGCGCGGCACCGAGCGGGAGCCGCGACGAGGGGGATGTGCACGGGATCTCGTGCGGGGCGGGCGAGATCGTGGTCGAGTGCAAGGACTGCAGGCGGTACGAGCTGCGGGAATGGCTCAGGCAGGCCGAGGCCGAGCGGGACAACGCGGGAGCCGACGTCGGCGTCGTGGCGTTCCACCTCAACGGCGTCGGGATTGCCGATGTGGGGTCGCAGGCCGTCCTCATGACGGTCGATGCGTTCAACGCCCTGGTCGCAGGCGGTGCGCTATGACGGCCTACGGCGACTTCCTGGAGCGCAAGCGCATCACGGTCGATCCGGCCGGGTTCGAGCCGCATGGTCTGAACGGCGCGCTGTACCCGTTCCAGCGCGACATCGTCTCATGGGCATGCCGCAAGGGAAGGGCGTGCGTCTTCGCGGATTGCGGGATGGGCAAGACCATCATGCAGCTCGAATGGGCCGAGCAGGTGCGCAGGAGGACGGGCGGCCGCGTGCTGATCGTCGCCCCGCTCGCCGTGTCCGCCCAGACCGTGCGCGAGGGCCGCAGGTTCGGCATCGACGTCATGAGGTGCCGCGACGCGTCGGGGATGGGCGACGGGATCAGCATCACGAACTACGAGATGCTCCATAGGTTCGAGGATGCTGAGATCTCGGGCGTCGTGCTCGATGAGTCGTCGATCCTCAAGAGCTGTTCCGGGAAGACGCGCAACCAGATCATCTCCATGTTCTCCGGGGTCCCGTTCAAGCTCGCGTGCACGGCCACGCCCTCCCCGAACGATTACATGGAGCTCGGCAACCACGCCGAGTTCGCCGGGGCGATGACGCGCTGCTCCCGCACATCCTACGGCACCTTCCTGGGCCGCGAGATCCTCCGCGACGCGCGCGGCTGGTGCTACGCGGAGCCGATCGGCCTCCGGGGCGACGGCGATCCGGTCCACGGCCCGCGCGTGATCGTGAGGGTCCCCGATCCGGAGGGGCGCGGCATCGCCGCCGCCATCGACGCCATCAGGGCGCAAGTACTGATGGGGGGATAGGGAGGGCCGATGAGGCCGACAGACGATGGGAGGTAGCCGTGGAGACAATAAGCAGCCCAAGAATTGTCAAGGCGAGAAAGCATCACAGGTGTTCATGGTGTGGCAAGGAGATAAGCAGAGGCGAATTCCACACAGTATCGACCCTCAAAGACGACGAGATATACACGTGGCGCGAGTGCGAGCGTTGCGCGGAATACGTGTCCGAGATGATCGAAGGTTATTGCTACTGGGACTTGTCAGACGGCGTGACGAGCGCCGAGTTCATCGAATTCATGCGGGAAGAGCACCCGGACGTGCTGGAAGAGTGGAGGACATATGACGGTTGCTGACGGCCTGGTGGACACGGAGGTGGGCAGCTTCGAGGACGACTCCCTGTTCGCGGATACGAACTTCTGCCCGAGCTGCGGAAGGAGGGTTATGAAATTGATCCCAGTGGAGTACAGCGCGGAGAAGCACGTCAAGGCCCTGTCGCTCGAAGTCGCAAGGCTGCATGAGACGGTAGGGCTGCTTGTCGGCTACATCGAGGCGGACGGCACGAAGGTGGCCATCGACGACGCTACGGTGCGCTTCGACCACTCGAAGACCGACATGTCAGCCGAGAAGCTTGCGAAGCGCGTAGAGAGCGCGGCGCGGAACCGCAAGCCGTTCCGCGCCTTCGGATGCCGATTCAGGCCGGTGGGGCCATGAGCTGGTATGGGCCGCGAGAGCGCAAGAGGCCGAGAGGATGCCGGGGCGCATACGTCCCGAAGATCTGCTGGGACTGCCCGAGAAGGGATTCGTGCCGCGAGTTCATCGCCGCCACGGATGAACAGGTGAAAAGGGGGCTCAGATGGGTGTAGGGGAGTTCGTGGGATGGAGGGGGCGAGCATGAGCGCGACGGATGAGCTCCGAAGGCTGCTGGACGAGCGCGGGGTGGAGTGGGGTGCGAGCGATACGTATAGGCTGCTCGTCACGTCGTGGAAGGATGCCAACGGCCATAGTTGGGCGTTCATGGAGCACAGGGATGGCAGCTTTAGCAAGCTGACGGCTTACCACCTCACCCCAGAGCAGGTCGTTGAGGCCACGCTGGGGAGGGGCACGTGCAGGGTGGCCCGGAGGGAGACGGACGAGCACGCCCACTGGGACTACCTCACGTGCGGGCACATCAGCGCGACCCATTCGCCCGCGCCCCCGAACTTCTGCCCCAACTGTGGAAGGAAGGTGAGGGCATGAGCGACGGAACAGACGTGCTGCGAGCCATCGACCAGCTTAGGCGCGACCTGAGCGGCTACCACGGGCAGCTCGTGGCGCATAACGAACTGCAAAGGCACTGCGATAACCAGCGCGAGCGCATCGTGGAGCTTGAAGGGCTTTACGCAAAGGCCAAGGCCGAGAGGGATGAAACTGCCATGTCCTTCTGCAAAGAGCACGATCGAGCCGAGCTCCTAATGAGAGAAAACGCCAAGCTGCGGGAGCTGGTGGCCGACATGTGGTTTTGGAGCTACTGCGGACACATCGACAGCGAGAGCCAAGAGAAGCAGATGGCACACATAGACAGCGTGCTTAAGCGCATGCGCGAGCTGAGGGTGGACGCATGAGCGAGCGAATCATCTGCAACGGCAACGGCGGGGAGCTGCGCGGGGCCGTCGCCGCGTGGAACAGGAGGGAGTGGAGATGACCGAGTACGGATACGGCGACTACGTCGCCTATGACCCGGGATACAAGGAGCCGGAGATCGGCCGTGTGACCAGGCAGGGCGCGAACGGCAACTGGTTCGTGTGCTACCACGACGGCTGCACGGCGGCATGCACTCCGGAAGAGATGCTGCGCCCCGCCACGGAGGGCGAGATAGCAAAGGCGAGCAGGCGCATCGGGCATCACCGATTCGACGCTGAGTGCCCGGAATACGACCCGGACGCCTGCGTCGGGTGCAGGCACGATAGGAGCGATTAGACATGGTGGAATTTGGAGAGCGCGTGGTGGACTTCGACGCGAGGCCGGTGACCGCGCCGGTCTTTGCGCCCGCGACGCACGAGGGAGAGGTCATGCAGGAGGCCATGGGGCAGTTCGTCGTGAAGGAGCCGGTGGTGAGGTGCCGGGATTGCGTCTTCTTCTGCGACGGCAATCTGTGCTCGTACTTCGGTCTGGCGGTGTGGAACGGCGATGAATGGGTCGACACGTCCACCGTGGTCGGGCCGGACGGGTACTGCAAGTGGGGTGAGCGCAGATGAGGCTGATAGTGGAGCCGATCGGGGACGAGCACATCTCCGAGGATTCGCTGTGGCAGCTCTTCGTCGCATGCGCGTCCTATTGCAGATTCGAGCTCGAATACGAGGCAGGCGACCTCGATGGGAAGCGCCACAGGGTGGAGATAGCGAGGAAGGACAGCGCATGATCACCGCAGAATTGCGCCAGAGGGCGCACGACATGCTCAACGGCTGCGTCGAGGACGACCTTTTGGACGTGGCAAAGAGGATAGATGCCGAGTACGACGCTCTGGCCGAGCACTCGGAGAACCAGCGCAGGGAGCTCGGGCGGCTCGAAGCCGAGATGAACGAGGTCCACACGATATGCGGAGAAGGCGGAAAGGAGAATTGGTCGATCCGTCAGCTCTACGGCGAGCTGAAGAGATCGAAGGCAAGCGACAGGCAGGCCCGAGAGGCGCTCGCCTTCGCCAAGGACGGCATCCGCGAGCTTGCGCGGTCTGCGGGCATCGACCCGTCCGGGCATAGGGTGCCGGAGATCCTCGCGATGCTGGCAGCATGGCGCGAGAGCGTCATAGAGCTGCCGAAAGATGCACTTGGAAAGCCCATCCGCATGGGCGACACCGTCAGATGCGGGGACGGCGAGCCGTTCGGGGTCGCGGAGATCCGCTTCCGCGAGGGCCGCGAGGCGCTGGTCGGCGACGGATCGGGGTGCTGGTACTTCCGCGCCTCCAGCTGCTCCCACGCCGCGCCCGACTCGTGGGAGGCCATCGAAGCCGAGGCGCGCGAGCGGCTCGACGACGGCCTGCACCCCAACGACGGGTGGGTGCTCGACCTGCTCTACCGCGTCAGGGACCTGTACGAGGGGGAGGAGGGATGACCACCCTATCATGCAAAGCCGATAAATGCATCCACCACGACGGGGAGGGGTGCATGCTCGACGAGGTGGAGCTGGTGATCGAGCGCGACTTCGACTTCTCGGGATGGGTGCTCGAAGGCAGGGTCCCCGAGAGGCCCGTGTGCGCCGACTACGTTGAGGAGGGCTGATGGATCGGTTCGTGCCGCACCGCTGCGACGCGGCCTTGAGGGCCGGGATGTCGGTCAGGAAGTTCCCGGGCAGGGGGTGGGTGCTCATGAGGTGGGTGTACGACCGTGGGTCCAGGCGGTTCTCGGCCCAGCCGGTGGCGGCGGTGCGGTACTGCCCGTGGTGCGGGGAGAGATTGGGGGAGCCGTGCGCTACATCAGCGTCTTCTCCGGGATAGAGGCGGCATCGGCGGCGTGGGCCCCGCTCGGGTGGGAGCCGGTCGCGTTCAGCGAGATAGAGCCGTTCCCCTGCGCGGTCTTGGAGCACAGGTTCCCTGACGTCCCGAACCTCGGGGATATCGCGAGGATAGATTGGAGCCCATACCATGGAGCAGTTGATGTTGTTGTCGGGGGAAGCCCTTGCTTCCCAGCTGGCACGCTCGTGCTCTGCTCTGACGGATACAGGCCGATAGAGCTGGTCGAGGCCGGAGATATGGTTGTCACGCACAAGGGCAGGCTCAGAAGGGTGCTGCGCACCGGATGCAGGGTCTCGGATACGATCGTGCTCAAGGGGCAGGGTGTCGATAGGCTCGAATGCACGCCGGAGCACCCGTTCCTGGCCACCGATAAGGTCAGGGTGTGGGATCGCTCCGCGAGGTCTCGCAAGATGGTCCCCAGCGGCGAGGCGTCTTGGGTCGAAGCGTCCGACATGGCGGGAAGGTTCTGGTTCAACGTCTGCGCCGCCGACGGCGCGGCCATGCCGCGATTTGCTCCTCGGGATGCGGGTTCCAGAGGCGGCGGGTACATAGACGCCGACGAGTTCGACTATTCGCCGGACTTCTTCTATTTCGTCGGAAGGTGGCTCGGAGACGGATGGGCGAACGCGCATGAGCGCAAAAATAGGCGCGACTCCAAAATGAAGCGCGTCTACGTGTGCTGCTCGCACGGGTCTGCCGATGAGCTTGCGGCGAGGCTGTCGAGAACCGGGCTCCGCTTCTCTCGGAGCGAGTACCGCACCACGACGCGGTTCACGTGCAGCTCGACGCAGCTCCACGATTGGCTCGTCGGCAACTTCGGCGTCCACGCGGATGGGAAGAACGTCCCCGCATGGGTGCTTGCGCTCCCGAGGGCCCTCAGGGAGGCCATCCTGTCCGGCTACTTCGATTCGGACGGATGCTCTGATGGAGCGCACATGAAAACGTCGTCCATCAGCAAAGCACTGTGCCTCGGCATGAAGTCCGTCGCAGGCTCCCTCGGGATCGCGACGAGCATGACGCGCGTCGAGAATCGCAGATCGTGCGCCATAGAGGGGCGGGGCGTGGGCGAGCGCCCGTACTACACGCAATCCTACTGGGATCGCCCGAGGAGCGCATTCTTCGGAGCCGGAGGATGGTTCGGGAAGGTGAGGAGCGTGCTCCCCGGCAGGAAGTCCGTGCCCGTGTTCAATTTGGAGGTCGAGGATGACAACTCGTATACAGCAGCCGGAATTGCCGTTCACAATTGCCAGTCTTTCTCCGTCGCCGGCGGACGAGAGGGATTGGATGGCGAGTCTCGCCTCATGTACGAGTACATACGATGCGTGCAAGATGTTTCACCTCGCTGGCTTCTCTGGGAGAACGTGCCCGGCGTACTATCCATCGATGCCGGACGTGCGTTCGGAATCCTACTCCATGAGCTGGCTGAGCTCGGGTATTCTCTCGCATGGCGCGTGCTTGACGCTCAGTTCTTCGGAGTGGCCCAGCGACGCCGCCGCGTGTTCCTTGTCGGACATCTTGGAGAGAGGCTCGCACCTGCGGCGGTACTCTTTGAGCCCGAGAGCGTGCGAGGGGATCATCCGACGAGCCGGGAGAAGAGGGAGGCCCTTGCCTCCCGAGCTGGAACGCGCCCTTCGTGCGCAGGCTTCTGCGCCGGGGCCGCCCCCGGGGCCGGGGGCGTAGGCTTCGTCCCCGAGCAGCACCCGACGCTCAAGGCGGGCTCCAACCTCGCCAGCACGGGGGCGGTCATGTGCATGGGGACGGGGCAGGCCAACGCGGGGATCATGGAGGACAGCTCGCCCACGCTCACGGCTGCGCACGAGCAGCCGATCGTCTTCTCGGATACGGTCGGGAGCCCGTGCGCGAGCGACAGCAAGGGCATCGGCAACCAGTACGTCGATCGCGGGAAGGCCGTGGGGTCGTCCCATGGAGGAGAGCCCGTCCTGCGCAGGCTGACCCCCGTGGAATGCGAGCGGCTGCAGGGCTTCGATGACGGATGGACCGACATACCCTACAAGGGCAGGGACCATCCGCCCGACTCGCCGAGGTACAAGGCGCTGGGCAACTCGATGGCGGTCAACGTCATGGCTTGGATCGGGAGGAGGATCGAGCTTGTCGACGACATTGTCGATGGTGCCGATACCGGGGTTTGAGGACACATACTCGGCTACCGATGCTGGAACGATCTACAGCCACAGGGCGCGCAGAGAGCTTAAGGCGAAGAGGCATAGCAACGGGTATCTTGCCGTCTGTCTCGTTGACAAAAACGGTGTCTACAAGGATTTCCTTGTCCATAGGCTCGTGTGTCTCGCCTACCACGGTGCGCCAGAGCAGCACCAAACCGATGTCAATCACATTGATCACATCAAGTCGGACAACAGGCCGGAAAACCTCGAGTGGTGCACACGATCCGAGAACATGAGGGCCGCAATTGCGTTCGGTGCGATGGATGGCCAGAGGAAGGCCGTGTCAAGGTCGAATGCTGCAAGGCGCAAGCCTGTTATCGGATCCGACAAAGGCGGAAACGACTTGGCTTGGTTTGAAAGCGTTACAGAAGCGCGGATGAACGGATATGCAAAGGTATCAGACGTTCTCCTTGGCAACCGCAAAACAGCAGGTGGTCTTTTTTGGAGGTACGCATGATGGCGGTGCCGGTCATGCGCTGGATAGGCGAGAGGATCGAAATGGTAGACGGGATATTGGAAGAGACATGAGATGCAAGAAGCCTGTCGTGGTGGAGGCGTTCCGCGCCACCGAGGACAATATCGCAGAGGCTGGAGCGCATCGCGGTCGTCCTGCAGGCCGGGGAGGAGATGGGATCATGATCGACCCGCACACGCACTTGGGGGTGGAGGTGTGGCTGCTCCACGACTCGGGCATGCCGCTGTCGGAGATCGCGCGAGCTGTCGAGGGACGTGGACGAGATCAGGGCCGTGATCACGGAGGTATGGACGGAGGATACCGGGAAGTGGAAGGCCGAGGTCGGGATGAAGCTGGGGCGACGGTCATGAGCGGGATCGGCATCGGATGCAAGATCGGGGGTGCAGGATGAGGCTCGACCTTACGAGGGAGCAGAAGATCGCCGACAGGTATCTTCGGAGCTACATGATGGTGCCGGATCGCATCGGGTCGCATCTGTCCGCGTTGGAGCGCGGCGTGATCATGCGCGATTCGACCGCCGCCACAGCAAAGGTGCTCGGGCGAGGGAGGGGAGGGGGAGATAAGATATCCGCTGCGCTGGCCGTCATCGACGAGGCCGAGGAGGGCATCCTGCGAGAGGCGAAGAGGTTCGGCTCAGAGTTCGCCGAGGTCGAGGATTTCATCAGCAGGGTGCAGCGTCGCGACCGCCTCTCCGGGAAGGCCTTGAGGATGGCCTATATAGATGGCATGTCGGCTGACGGGATCGCCGACAGCGGGAAGCTGGGGTGCAGCAGAAAGACCGTTTACGAGCTCATAAGGAGGGGGCTCGATATATCTTTCGACCTGCTATCAGAGACGTGACCTAAGCCTGATTCTTCACGACGAACCTGCAGTATCCGTGGCATCCGCCACGGTATACCTTGCATCCTTCGGGCCAAGGATAGTCCAACATTTCCGAAAGCGTTATGACTCCTTTTCCCGGTTCGCAGGACAGCCTTATAAGACGACCGCTTCGTGGAATTTTCTCCCGGCTAGTCCGAAATAAGCCGGGTCGAGGATCATGTCCTCGGCCCTGCCGTGGTAGAGATTGCTGTCAGCTATGAGGCTCCCCATCTCGTCATCGATGTCGAGCAGGGAGTCGGCCTCGCCGTACTCCCAGCCCTCCTCGATGGGGTCGAGTCCCTGGATCGTGAGGGCGACGAAATCCTGGGCCGCCAGCTCGGGGGCCGTGAGCCCGTCATGCTCCATCATGTAGTAGTGTGCTGCCCACACCGTCTCCCCGTCTACCTTGTGGTAGACGTTGATGCCACCGGCATTGTCCTCGTATACCGTGGTCCTCGTGCTCATCTCGTGCTCCCTCCGATCCGGCTCGGGCCCCATGCCCTCGCTCTATCTCTAGTATACCCAGACTTGATGTAAAGTCAATCGGAAATAGAGATTAAATTAACCACACATCTTACAATCCGTCATCCTACCTCTATGCAGATCATGGGGTAGGGTCCCGGCCTCCAGGGGAGTGGGTACATGTACCTGATCTCCCGATCGGCCCATGCCCTATCGACCGGGCCGTGCAAATCCAAGAGGGACTCTCCGGCCTCGAGGAGTGCCTGCTCGGTGCCGTATGGATTATCATCGTCGGGATCGCCGATCCGTGACACCCTCCCGATGCCCTGCAGGATGATCCCATGCTCCAAGAGCTCGTTGATGGTCATGCCGATCCCTCCTCGGCCAGGCAGTCCGCGAGGACGCGGGGCGTCCAGTGCAGATCGCGCTCTATGAGGTTGAATCCGTAGCTGCGGTTGGCCTGCTCGAACTTGACGAGGCTGAAATAGCCGAGCTCGATCTCCAGACCCTTGACGAGCATGCCCTGCCCGCCGGTCCCGTCGAGCCTCGGGACCTGCCGCTCGATGGACTCCGTCATCATCTCCTGCATCCTTGTCCTCCGTCCTCCCCGATGCTGATATCATGATTAAAGTATATCAATTGACATGATTTAAATCATGCTATGGAGGATGGCCACAAATTCTACATGATTTTAATCATGGTACCGGCACTGCATACGCTATAATGACATCATGGATGCCAACGCGGCCATAAAGCGCATGATGGATGCCACCGGGACGAGCGGCGTCTCGCTGTCCGCCGCTATCGGGCGCGACAGGAACGCCGTGAGCACGATGTTCTCTCGCAAATCGGTCCCGAGGGTCGACACCCTCGCGAAGATGGCCCGCTTCATGGGATACAGGATGGTGCTGGAGCGCGGCGGCGAGCGCATCGAGATCGAGTAGGGGGACCGCCGCCCGCCCGATCCTCGCATGCCCAGGTGACAAAAGGTAACAGATCTGTGGTATAGTGATATATGTGATGCTCTGCTCTGGAGCCCTTTTCAAATCTTTTCCCATTTTTTCGGAAAATCAAGCTTGATTTCAGTCATGATGATTGATATACTATAGTCATGATATCGGTGCCCGAGGGGAGTGCAGATGCCGACAGTGATCAAGGGACAGCCGACGTCGGCAGAGGTCCGGCAGAGGATCAAGGCCGAGGGACGCCCGGTCCTGCTCGCATGCTCTCTCGGCAAGGACTCCCTCGCCGCATGGGTCGCACTCGAGGAGGATGGCATAGAGGTCGTGCCCTACTACCTCTGGTCGATCCCGAGGTTGCCCTTGATCGAGGAGTCGATAGCCGAGATCCAGGGCATCTTCGGGGTGCGGATCCACCAGTACCCGCACCCGAGGTGGTTTTCGTCCTTGACCGGCTACCTCGCACAGCCGCCGCACCACTGCGGCATCATCGAGGCCGCCCAGATTGCGGACATGACCTACGAGAGGGAGAGGCCGCTGATCCTCGATGATCTCGGGCTCCCAGCCGACACATGGGAGTGCGACGGCGTGAGGGCGTGCGACAGCCCCTACAGGAGGGCCGCACTGACCCGCCACGGGCTGATGAAGGAGTCGACCCGCAAGGCATCGGTCATCGCAGACTGGACGAAGGCCGAGGTCATGGACGCACTCGGCAGGAGGGGGATAGGCCTCCCGCCCGACTACGGGCTCTTCGGCAGGTCCTTCGACGGCTACGACATGCGTTTCATGAGGCCGCTGAGGGAGAGGAGACCCCGGGACTACGAGATCGTCAGGAAGTGGTACCCCCTCATCGGATCCGACGAGCTGAGGTGCGAGCACTATGGCATATAGCTTCCGCAAGCCCGAGAGAAGAGACCGGATGGCCGACCCGTCGCTGACCGATGACCAGCGGGCCTTCAAGGAGAGGGAGCGGAGGGACAGGGAGCGATACGAGCTCGCCACGGACGGCGACTGCACCATCTGCTTCTGCTTCCACGACGCCGGGGAGAGGTCGAGGTTCGCATCGATCGCCGCAGCCGATGCCGAGGGGTACTGCTACGGGGATATCCTACGCAGGCTTTTCGAGGACCGCATCGGGATCAAGCACGTCAAGTCCTTCCGGGCCAGGCCGGTCGCCGTCGGGGTCTTCCCGGACCCCCTTGAGGGCATGGAGCCCACGGACGACCTCGAGGCCGACTGCTTCGCAGAGGCCGAGGCCATCCTCAGGGCCTTCGAGTCGGTCGAGGCCAAGCCCCGCTACGACATCGTGTGGGACAGCGCCTACTACATCACCGGCATATTCCGGGACCACACGGACAAGGCCCGGTTCATCGCGGACTTCGCACTCGCGAAGTTCGGGGAGACCTTCATGGACGGCTCGGCCGTCCTAGGCTACCTAGGGGTATAGGCCCGCAGGGCCATCCCGATACAGAGACGCTTGGAGGGGCGGGCCATCAGGCCCGCCCCTCCCCGTATGGAGACGGGGGGAGGAAGGATGAACCTCAGGGATAGGCTGGCGGGAGCCGCGCGCCGGGTCGCACGCGGAGCGGCCAGGACGGCGCGCAGGGTCCGCAGCAGGATCGGGACGACCTTGTACGAGGCTGGCCGGAGAATCCGCAGGGCGCTCAGGCGCTAGGTGCGCGGAGGGAGGTGCGCCGTATGGCGAGGAGGGGGAAGCCGGAGCTTCCGGGCTCGTTCGACTTCTGCGACGCGACGCGGGAGTGGTACGCCGCATGGCGCTCCTCCCGCTGCACCGACGGCTGGGACATGCGCCAATGGAACTACATGTTCGACACGGCGATCGTCCACAGCCTGGTGTACGGGAGCTACGATTTCAGCTGGCTCGCGGAGCTCCGGGCGAGGCTCACGCAGATGGGCCTCGAGTTCGAGTGAGGGGGGGCGGACCATGATGCCGTCGAGGGGCGATCTGGCCATGATCGCCATGAGGTACGACACCCTGCCGTCGGACGCGATGCTCAGGGCGCTGGGGATCGAGCGCCGCGCTCGCGGGCGCTATGCGGCGGGCAGGGTCCCGGACATGCGCTACGAGGGCATGCTCGAGTGCTTCGAGAACCGCGTGCGGCTCGGCTACCGGGCGGCGATGTCCGATGGCTAACGAGCGGAACCTGCGGCCCATAGAGAAGGGCGGCCTAAGCAGAGAAGAGGCAAAGAAGCGCGGATCCAAGGGCGGCAAGGCATCTGTCAGGGCGCGCAGGGAGCGCAAGGCCATGCAGGAGATCGCCCGCATCGTGCTCGACATGCCCTACGAGGGCGGCGACGTCGCCGACATCGAGGGGCTCTCGTTCGACGACTACCCGGACGCGAACCTCACCGTCGGCCAGCGCGCCGTGCTCGCGGTCGCCAGGAAGGCCATGAGGGGCGACGCCTCGGCGCTCGCGTTCCTGCGCGACACCGCAGGCGAGAAGCCGGTCGAGAAGGTCGAGGTCGGGCCGGGCATCGAGGCCGCTGCGGCCCGCATCCGCGAGCTCATAGGCAGGAGGAGGGCGGAGGATCGGGGGAAGGCCGATGGGGCGTGACGGGGACGAGCTCGTCTCGTTCGTCTACGACTTCCCACGGGACCTGGCGGTCGAGATCGGGTACGACAAGCTGACCGGCCTGCACGACGGCTGGATCAGGGAGATGGTGTTCGGCGAGGGCGACAGGACGCTGCAGGCGCATCGAGGCAGCTTCAAGACGACCTGCATCACCATCGCGTTCGCGCTCGTCTGCGTGCTCTTCCCGCTCGACCGGACCATCTTCCTCAGGAAGACGGACGACGACGTCGCCGAGGTCATGAGGGCCACGAAGGCCATCCTCGAGACGGACCACATGCGGGGCGTCGCGCATATGCTCTACGGCGTGCCGCTGGAGGTGTACGGCACCTACAGCCAGGTCACGACCAACCTCAAGCTGGGCGTCTCGGGCGCGGCGCAGATACAGGGCATCGGCTGCGGCGGCTCGCTCACGGGAAAGCACGCCGACAGGATATTCACGGACGACATCATCAACGTCAAGGACAGGGTCTCGGGCAGCGAGCGGGAGCGCATCAAGCTCGTGTACCAGGAACTCCAGAACATCCGCAACAGGGGCGGCAGGATCTTCAACACCGGCACGCCGTGGCACAGGGACGACGCGTTCTCGCTCATGCCCAACATCGAGCGTTTCGACTGCTACTCGACGGGGCTCATGACGCGGGAGGAGGTCCAGCAGGTCAGGAAGTCCATGTCGCCGTCGCTGTTCGCCGCGAACTACGAGCTCAAGCACATCGCGGACGGCGAGGCCATGTTCTCGGAGCCCGCGTTCTTCTCCGACCCCGCGATGCTGCGCGAGGGCATCGGCCACATCGACGCGGCCTACGGCGGGGAGGACGGCACGGCGTTCTCGGCCATCTCCGAGAGGGGGGGCGCGGTATACGCCCACATCCGGCTCTGGCCGGGGAGGCACGTCGAGGACTGCCTGCCTGAGATTGTGCGGACCTGCCGCCAGCTGCGCATAGGCACGGTGTTCTGCGAGCGCAACAGCGACAAGGGCTACCTCGCCAAGTCGATCAGGAGGATGGGGCACCCGTCGATGGGCTACGCGGAGGACACGAACAAGTACATCAAGATATCGACGCACCTGCGCAGCGCGTGGGATCGGGTGAGGTTCCTCGACTGCGGGGACTGGCCCCTCGACGCCGAGGCGCTGAACCAGGTGCTCGACTACACGGAGAACGCGGCCCACGACGACATGCCGGACTCGCTCGCGAGCGCGATCAGGCAGTACGGGTCGAGGCCGCAGATCAAGACGTTCAAGGAGGGCGCATAAGATGGCCCACGAGTTCCATTCCTTCTACCACGACCGCCTCGGGATGGAGCCCGCCACGGAGGACTTCGCGGTCCCCGTGGGCACCGAGCTCGACGGGGACCTGCTGATGCGGCTCATAGACGAGCACAGGAAGGGCCACGTGCCGCGCTACGAGTACCTGGGGGCCGCCTACGACACCAGGTACTCGGTCTTCGGGCGCGCGCCGAGGCCCGACTACAAGCAGGACAACCGGCTCGCGGTCGACTTCGCCTACGACATCACCGAGACATTCGAGGGCTACTTCATCGGCATCCCCATGGACCTCAGGATCGAGGGAGACGAGGCGAAATCGCGCTACCTCGAGGACTACGCCGCGCGCAACCACCAGGAGGACGTCGACGCGGAGGTCTCCAAGCTCGCGTCCAAGTACGGCCACGCCTACGAGATGCTGTACCAGGACGCGGAGGGGAGGCCCAGGAGCGCGGCGGTGTCCCCGCTGTGCTCGTTCATGGTCTTCGACGACTCGGTGCTCAAGCGCCCGATGTACTACGTCACCTACCTCTACGGCGAGGACGGCGGGCTCAGGGGCAGGTGGTCGGACGACCGGCTGGTCGTGCCGTTCTCCGAGGACGGGGGCGGGCTGGCGTTCGGCGATCCGCAGGAGCACTACTTCGGCGAGGTCCCGGCCATCGACTTCATGCAGAACAGCGAGAAGCGCGGCCTCTACGAGGGTGTGCTGAACCTCATCGAGGCCTACAACGAGGCGCTGTCGGCCAAGGCCGACGACGTGGGCTACTTCGCGGACGCCTACATGGTTGTCGAGGGCATGGAGCTCGGGGACGGCTTCCCGGAGGACATGCGCAGGGACAAGCTGATCAACATCTGGGGCGACAGCCCGCTGAAGGTCTACTTCCTGCAGAAGCCGGACGGCGACGTGGCGCAGGAGAACCTGATAAGCCGCATCGAGACGCTGATCTTCAAGATGGCGATGGTCCCCGACATAACCGACGAGTCGTTCTCCACGGCATCGGGGACGGCGCTCAAGATGCGGCTCATGCCCATGGGAAACCTCGCGCGCAACAAGGAGCGCAAGTTCACCATGGGGGTGCAGCGGCGGCTCCGCATGCTCGCCAACTACCCGGACAAGCCCTTCTCCGGGGACGATTGGATGCGCGTCGAGATCGCGATGCACCGGAACATGCCCGAGGACATCGCCGCCGAGGCCCAGGTCGCCGGGGCGCTCTCGGGCATCGTGTCGGAGGAGACGCAGCTCTCGGTGCTCTCGTGCGTGGACGACCCGAGGAGGGAGATCGAGCGCAAGGACGCCGAGCGCGAGGCCAGGGCCGCATCGTATTCGGACGGCATGCCGACGGAGCGCACGGCTGGCGGCGTCGGCCCGCAATCCATGTACAAGATCACGTCCATCCTGAACGCGCGCCGCATCGGGAGGATCACGCGGAGCAACGCGATCGAGATGCTGAGGCTCATAGGGCTGGACGAGGACACGGCCATACGGTACCTGGACGACAGGGATGCCGTGGAAGGAGATGGGGAATGATAGCGAGGTACGAGCGCGACAAGGTGCTGAACGTCCGAGAGGAGCCCTACGAGGGCGCGGCGGTGGTCCGCCAGATGGCCCCCGGCGAGGAGTCGGCGTGCTCCGAGGTGCGCGCCGGATGGGCGAGGCTGGGGGACGGGTACGCCAAGGCCGCCTTCCTCACCATCGCCGACGGGGAGCCCGTGAAACGCGGGGAACCCGGGGGCGGCGCGGCCCAGGTCGCGGGACCCGCATCCGAGGACGCCCCCGACGACGGGGAGCTCGGCAAGATGACCGTCGGGCAGCTCCGCGAGATCGCGGCGGCCAGCGGCATCCGCATCCGCAAGGACGCGGCCAAGCGCGAGATCATCGCCGCCATCCTGGGCGATGCCTAGGGTAGGGGATCCGGGGGACGCGGCCTACTGGTCGAGTCGGCGCGACGAGCTCGCGGCCCAGCTCGCCGAGGACGAGGACGAGCTCAACCGGAGGCTCGCCGAGATCTACGAGCGCGAGGCCGACCGCCTGGAGCGGGAGATCGCGGCCTACTACCAGACATACGGCGAGGGGAATGTCATAGAGTACCGCAGGCTCCTCGCCGACCTCTCCGAGGATGACCGGAGGCTGCTCATGGAGCAGATGGACGGGTTCGCGGCCAAGTACCCGCAATACGCCCACCTGATGCCCGTGCGCGCAAGCATCTACCGGCTCAACGAGCTGGAGGGACTCCAAGCCTCGATCAGGGTCCAGCAGCTCAGGATAGGGGCCATCGAGCAGGATGAGATGCGCGCCCATTTCGAGCGGCAGGCGCGGAGGGCCGCCGACCTCGCGGCGGAGGAGATGGGCCTCGGCTCGAGCTTCGACGCGATCGGCGCGCAGGTCGTCCGGGAGACGGTCGGCGCGGCATGGGCGCGGGGAGGGTCGTTCTCGGAGAGGATATGGTCCAACCGCGAGAAGCTGGCCGCCTACCTCAACGACGACCTTGCCAAGATGATCGCGCGCGGGGCCGCCTACGAGGAGGTGGCGCGGTCCCTCCGCAGCAGGTTCGCCGACGTGTCGAGGCGCGACGCGATGCGGCTCGCCTACACCGAGGGCACGTTCCTGCTCAACGAGGCCCAGGCGATGGTGCACGAGACCGAGTTCGAGCTCTACCGGCTCTCGTGCGTGCACGACAAGAGGGCCTGCGAGGTGTGCAGGAAGCTCGAGTCGGCGCAGGCTGAGAACCCGGCAAGGTTCTCGGAGCGGGTGCCCGGCGTCAATTTCCCGCCGATGCACCCGTGGTGCCGGTGCTCCTACGAGGTCGCGGTCCCGGACTGGGACGCCTGGGTTGACTCCTACGTCGAAAGGCACGGCGGAGATGGTCTTGCATCGAGATTTGCGCGCAAGGTCATCGACGATGCATCAGACCATGAGCCGTCCGTGACGGGCCTTCTCCAGTCTTTCGAGCGTGATGGGGTAAGGCTTTCCGGCGCGCATTACCGCATCAAGGGAGCGGAAAGCCTGATCAGGAAGATCCGGCTGAGAGCCGTGACGAACGGGACGACGCTCGACCGCGCCGCCGACCTCATATCGGACGCGCTGCGCTACACCTACGTGCTGGATGATGATGCGTTCGGCGACGCCTACAACGAGATACGCTCGTCGATGGAGGAAAAGGGGTATAATTTCATCGAAGTGAACAACTCGCTGAGGCTGACAGGAGTCGAATACCGGGGCGTCAACGCCAAGGTATCAGCGCCGGACGGGTACGTCTTCGAAATCCAGTTCCACACCGGCGCGAGCCTTGATGTCAAGGAACGGCTGAACCACCCGCTCTACGAGAGAGCAAGGCTTCCCGACACATCCGAAGCCGAGAGGCTCGCCCTCGCCGCCCAGATGCGCGAGAACTCGGACTCGATACCGATGCCGAGAGGAGTTGACGGGGTTCGATGAACCGCTGGTACACAGACCTCAACCGCAAGCGCGTCTCGCGCTTCCGCGACGCGACCGCCGAGTACTTCGACTGGTCGAGCCGCTCGTGGAAGCCCGACCAGGAGCTGTACGACGTCCTCGTGGGCGAGCTGACGCTGGTGGAGATCACGGAGGATGAGGCCGATGCCATCATCGCAGGAAGAGCTGGCGCGGTCGATAGCCGTTGAGGCGCATGCCGGCCAGACCGACAGGGGCGGCATGCCCTACATCGGCCACCCGGCGCATGTCGCATCCATGGTGGGCGGCGATGCGTGCAAGGCCGTTGCCTGGCTCCACGACGTCCTCGAGGACACATGCATGACCGCACGCGATCTGATCTCATGCGGCATCGCCTCAGAGGTTGTCGAGGCCGTATCGGCCATGACGCACATGAGCGGCGAGCCATATGCAGACTACATCGAGCGCGTACGGCGCAACCCGATCGCCCGGCAGGTGAAGATCGCCGACCTGCGGCACAATATGGACACGTCGCGACTGCCCGAGGTGGGCGAGCGCGACCGCATGCGCATCGCCAAGTATCGTAAGGCGCTTGCTGCACTGGCACCCTGACGGGTGCCTTTTTCATAGGAAAGGCGAGCCATGAGAAACATCGTCTACATCGGGCGGGATGGATGCGCCATGTGCGAGAGCATCTTGGATCTAGTGGTTGCTCCGCTCATGGATAAATATCCAGACAGAATCACATCCCACTTCTCGTGGGACCAGGATGTCGAGCGGGTGAATTCGCGCAAGCCGATAGACCGCGTGCCGCTCTTCGTGGTCGAGAGGGACGGCGAGGAGGAGTTCCGCTTCTCCGGGTGGCTCTCGGCGGACGAGATCGAGGAGATCGCGACCTGCGACGCGGGCACGCTCTCCCTGGAGGATATCCGGGGATGACCGGATAGGCAGATCCCCCCGCGCGGGGATAGCAGCTATCGGGCCGCACGCATGCGGCCCTTTCCGTGCCCTCCGGGGCCGTCCGAGCATTGACGACGCTAAAAGCCATGGGCCGGGCAGGCGTGGAACCCGTGAAAAGCTACGGATTGTGCAGGCATGAGCCACATGAAACCTTATGGAGGAAGGAAGGACGCAATGCCGAATCCCGACAGCAGGCAGAGGTTCGCGAACCTCGACCATGGCAGGGGGGGCCCCGAGGGCTCCGACCAGGCGGAGGGGGCCGGAGAGGACCGGGATCAGGGCGGGGAGGACGAACCCGACGTCGATCCGGAGCCGGAGAAGAAGTACTCCGACGCCGACCTCGACGCCATACTGCAGCAGAAGATGGCCCGCGAGCGCAAGAAGATCGAGAGGCAGGTCCGCGAATCCATCGCCAAGGAGAGCGAGGAGGCCGAGACCGAGGCCAAGAAGCTCGAGGGCATGACCGAGCTGCAGCGAGCCCAGCACGAGGCCCGCATGCTCCGCGCCGAGAACGAGGCGCTCAAGGCCGAGCAGAATCTCGGCGAGCAGATGGCCATCGCGCGCCGCGAGCTCTCGGAGGCGGGTATCTCGATGGGCGACGACCTGCTCTCGATGTTCGTCGCCGCCGAGGCCGAGAGGACCGCGACGGCGATAGACCGGATCAAGGAGCTGTGGCCCAAGGCCATCAACGAGGCGGTCCAGCGCGAGCTCAAGCGCACGCCGCCCGAGGCCGAGCGCAGGGGGGGCGGCAAGTCCTACGGCGCGTCCTTCGCGGACAGGTACAACAAGCAGATGAACGGAGGCAAATAGCAATGGCTTTCAACAAGGTAACCGGCTACGGCGAGTCCGAGAACATCGTCGAATCAGAGATCGGCCTCGTCGTGAAGACCCGCCAGGCGGCCAAGTCCATGGCATCCGACGAGGACGGGCGCAAGGTCATCAAGGCCGGGACGCTCTTCGCCAACCCGGGGGATCCCAACGACATCGGCATCTTCCTCGCCGACACCGACATGACCGATTACGACAAGCTGCCCGTCGCGGTGATCGTGGCCGGGCGCGTCAAGAAGGACAAGGTTGCGAGCACCGTGACCGCCAAGGCGGCGGAGCTCAAGGCCCTCGGCCTCTACCTCGTCTAGAGAAAGGAGACATGGAATGCCCACGCTTTCCAACCTCATCGACAACCGCGAGCTCCTGGAGTTCTCCCAGAACCTCAGCGTCGCGCGCAGCTACACCGGCTCGCGGCTGTTCCCCGACCGCAAGACGCAGTACATCGAGCAGGAATACAGCCGCCTGTGCGAGAACGGGAACCTCCCGATCTCGGCGACCGTCCATGCGTTCGACTCCGAGGCCCGCATCGGGAGCCGCGTGCCGTTCGAGAAGGTGACGATCGAGGAGCTCCTCATCAAGGAGAAGATCAACCTCACCGAGCAGGTTCGCCGCATCACGCGCGGACTCAGCATGAGCGCGGATGCGGTGCGGGAGTACGTCTTCGACGACGTAGCCCGCATGGCCGAGCGCGTCATCACCCGCGTCGAGCGCGCCAAGATGGACGCCGTCTCCAAGGGGAAGTTCACCATCAAGGAGAACAACCTGGACCTCGAAGTCGACTACCGCATCCCCGCCGAGAACTTCGTCACCTCCGATTGGGATGATGCGGGGGCCGACATCCTGGGCGACGTCCGGAAATGGCGCGACCTCGCAGCCGACAAGGGATCCGCGCCGAACACCGCCATCGCCTCGGATGCGGCAGTCGCCAAGATCGCGCGCAACGCCGCGATCCAGAAGGCCATCTTCGGGAGCTCCGCCGTCGGCGTCCTCCCGTCGCTCGAGCGCATCAACGCGCTCTTCATGGACCAGTTCGGGATCGCCATCCAGACCGACGAGGACCGCTACGGCGACATCTCGACCGCCGACGGCAAGGTGACCGTCAAGCAGAAGCGTTTCTTCCCCAAGAACGCCTTCGTGCTGCTCTCCACGGGCGCTGACGGGGCAGTCGGAACCGGCCTGTGGGGCGTCACCCCCGAGGAGGAGGAGCAGGGCGGCGCGTTCGACACCAAGCGCCAGCAGCAGTTCGTCACCGTGACGACCTGGGACACCCCCGATCCCGTGACCACGTGGACCAAGGCGTCCGGCCTGTTCGTCCCGGTCCTCCCCGACACCAACGGGCACGTCATCGCCACCATCGCCACTGCCGGTTCCGAGGGCTAGTGGACCTCGGCGACCTCGCCGGGCGCGTGAGGCTCCGGTACCTTCCCGGGGAGCACGTTCCCGATGGCGATGTGATCGAGGAGATGGTCCGTACGGTCATCGACCGCCTGACGATCCGCATGGACGCCGATGGGAGCCTGCCCGACGCGGCGGGCTCCATCGTGGTCGATGCGGCCATGAAGGCGCTGCGCCTCCGTGGGTTCGAGGGCAGCACGTCCGAATCGGCAGCGGACGGCGGCTCGGTGTCGAACTCGTTCATCGACGACATCCTCTCGGCCTACTCAGCCGACCTGGATGCGTTGAGGCGCATGATCCACCGATCGGGCATCAGGTTCATGGGCGGGCGGCCACGGCACGCCGGGCATCCGAGGCGGCGGTCCCGATGAGATGGTACGAGGCCGTCCTCCACGAGTCCGTGCAGACCGGCACCGACGTGCTGGGAAACCCCGTCTACGAGCTCAGGGGCACCGACCGCGCGATCCTCGTGCGGACGGCCCCGAGGGGCGCGGTCCGGAACCGCACCGAGGGGAACCAATTCAGCGTCGAGGAGCGTACGCTCATCACCTGCGCGGCGGCAGAGGCGATCGAGGGGGCCGCCGCCATCGAGGTCGGCGGCGTCCTCTACGACATCGTCGGGATCTCCTCGAGGGAGGGCCCGATATCGCTGCGCGCGAGGAGGTGCAAGGGCGGTGGGCTTCCGGATTGTTGACGAGGACGGGCTCGCCGCCGAGCTGCATCGGCTCTCCCATCTCCGCTTCGACGCGGTTATCCTCAAGAACATGGCCCAGATATACAACCGGGGCAAGGCGGACGGCGGCACGCCCGTGGACACGGGCGAGCTGAGGCTGTCGCTCTCCCACGAGGGCGATACCGTCGGATACGCGAAATCCTACGCACCGCACGTCGAGTACGGCCACAGGCTGGTCGGAGGTGGGTACGTCGAGGGGCAACGTTTCCTGAAGCGCAACGTCGATGCCCAGCGGCCCATCTTCGCGGAGGACCTGCGCAGGCAGTTGAGGAGGTTCTGACATGCTCAAGAGGCTCAGCATCGCGGGATTCCTCGGATGCCTGATAACCGCCATAGCGGAGAGGACCGGCATCCCGTGCTACGACAGCCCGGAAGACAAGGAATCGCCGTTCTACAGCGTGCAGCTGGTCCGCAGCGAGCCGGCAGACACCAAGACCATGTACGTGGACGTCTACAGCGTGTGGGTGCACTGCATCAGCGAGCCCGTGAGGCCGCGCTACTCGAACGCCCCGGTGCTCGAGCTCGTCCAGGCCCTCGAGGAGGCCATGTCCGACGGGCTGGCGCTTCCGGAGCCGCACCTGCTGTACCGGCAGGTATACGATGGGATGCAGACCCTCAAGATGGACGAGACGGGGGAGGGGCACGCAGTGCTCTCCTTCGCGTTCCACGTCTGCTACGGCTTCCGCTGCAAGTAACCCCCATAGACAACGTAACCCCAATAGACAACGAACGGGAGGCATCGAATGCCCGAACCTACCAACATCCTCAACGGATGCGATTTCGACGCCGCCACCGCCAAGGCGCTGAGCGGCAAGGACATCATCGCCATGGTCACGAACGCGGCTGGCACCAAGCTGCTCGCCGTCTCGGGCCAGCAGGGACTCGAATTCAACCTATCGGCGGAGTCCACCGAGGCCAAGGCGACCAAGGACGATGCCGTCGGCGGATGGACCCTCCGATTCCACGGCTCCAAGAGCTGGGACGCCTCGATCGACGGCCTCTACAGCCCGACTGACGAGGCGACGCAGATGGTCGCGTCGGCACTCGCGAACGACGAGTACCTGTGCCTCAAGATATGCAGGCGCAAGGCCATCGTCGGTGGCGTCGAGTACCAACCCCTGCGCATGGGGCTCGCGCTCGTCAGCTCGGACAACTTCTCGGCTCCGAGCGACGACAACGCAACCTACTCGATGAAGTTCGACGGCACCGGCAAGCCGTGGCTGTACGAGACGGCCACCCAGGAGGAGCGCGATGCGGCCAAGTTCACCATCACGGCAGCGACGGGCGGCGAGGGATAGGAGGAGGGCCATGGACTATACCGCATTCGACGGCGGCATGGAGCCCGCCGACCACACCCCGGAAGACCCCATGACGGGGGAGGACCTCGCCCCCGCGACCTTCGACGTGCTCGGGAGGACCTACGAGATCTCCCTGACGAAGGCCCGGATCGACCTCTACGAGCAGCGACACAGGCCGATCATGGCCTCCTTCATCCAGAACGGCGGGGCCTTCTCCGCAGCTGAGCTGGAGGCGATACTGGCCTACGGGCTGCGGGTCGAGGGCGGGCCCTTCGTGAACCCGAAGCGCGGCATGGAGATGGCCGGCCAGCTCATGCAGTCCAACGGATACCTAGCCGTGCTCACGGCGGTCATGGATGCGCTGCAGCGGGACTGCGGTTTTTTATTCCGGTGAGCGCGGAGGACTCCCTGCGCCTGCTGACGGACTACGAGTACTTCGAGATGGAGCCGGGGCCCGACCTCGACGACGAGGCGGTGCGGCTCTGGCGCAACCAGATCGACTACGCGTACTTCGCGGCCAACCTCGGCTGGGACTACGGGCAGTACGGGAGCTGCACGCCGGTGCAGCTCCTGTTCATACGCAAGGAGATCGAGAACAGGACCGTCCGCGAGTCGAACCTGCTCAAGGATGCGGTGCAGGTGGCGGTCGCCAACTGCCTCGGGAAGCGCAAATCGAGCCTCTGGAAGAGGAGATCGCGCGTGCGCGTCGATCCCGCCATGCCCATCGCCGAGATAGAGGCGATACAGGAGCAGCTGGCGCGGGCCGCGCCATGGACGCCATGGCAGGGGGGAGGTGCCGAAGTTGGCTGACTACGTGCTCAGCGCGAAGGGGACCTACGACGGGTCCGGCTTCGACGGCGGCATAGCCGAGAGCCAATCGAGGCTCGGGTCGTTCCTCGACCAGGCCAAGGCGGTCGGGCAGAAGGTCCAGGGCTTCCTCGGCACGGCCCTGGTGGGGGTCGCGGACGGCATCGCCGGGGCCATAGGGGGCATCGGCGCGAGCGTCGCTGCGCTGGCCGCGACGGGCGGCATCAACAGGGCCCTCGCCATCGAGCAGGCCCGGTACAAGCTCGAGCAGATGGGCCTCGACGTCGAGTCGATAATGGCGAGCGCCCTGCAGTCCGTGAAGGGCACGAAGTTCGGGCTCGACGCCGCAGCGACGTCGGCCACCATCCTCGGCACGTCGGGCGTGGGTGCGGGGGAGGCCATGACGAGGGCGCTGGAGACGGCGGCGGGCATCGCCACGATCTCCGGGGACAGGATGGAGGACATCGCCGACATCATGTCCAAGGTCGCTTCCAACGGCAAGCTGAGCGGCGAGCACCTGCTGTCCTTCTCGGCACGCGGCATCAACGCGCTGGACGCGCTGTCTCGGTACCTCGGGATGGCGCAGTCCGACGTCAGGGATCTCGTGACCAAGGGCGAGATCGACTTCCAGACCTTCTCGGACGCGATGTACGCAGCGTTCGGGACCGCCGCCTCGAACGCCAACGCCACGTTCCAGGGCGCGTGGGAGAACGTCCGGGCCGCGCTCTCGCGCATGGGCCTCGTGTTCGCCGATCCCGCGCTCGGCGGGCTCAAGGACATATTCGCCGCGCTCATCCCGGTGATAGACTCGTTCACCGGCGCGCTCGCGCCGCTCGGGGATGCGTTCGCGTCCCTCATGGAGAAGGCGGTCCCCAAGGCGGTCGAATGGCTCGGGCGGCTGAGGGAGAGGCTGGACGGCCTCGGCGAGGGCGGGCTCATGAACCTCTCGGCGGGCGCGAAGGCAGCGGCGGCGGTCATCGGCGTGCTCACGGTGGGCAGCTTGGGAGGGCTCATCTCCCAGATCCCCATAGTCGGCGGCGCGCTGGGCGGCCTTTTCGGCCTGCTCGGCAAGCTCGCCGCCCCGGTGGGGACGCTGGTGAAGTCGTTCGCCGGGATCCAGGGGGCGCTCGGCCCCGCGCTCGCCACGATGTCGGGGCCCATGGTGGCCGGGCTCGCGGCGGTCTCGGCGGTCATCGTGGGGCTCGTGGCGGCGTTCGGCTACCTCATGGCCACGAACGAGGATTTCCGCGCGACGATAGGTGGGCTGGTAGCCGATATCGGCGGCACCCTCTCCCCATGCCTCGACGCGATCGCATCCATCATCCCGAGCATCCAGGCGGCCTTCGGTAGCCTCGTGAACATCGTGTCCGAGCTCGCCCCGGCCTTCCTGGGCCTGGTCGCGGCCATAGCCCCGGTCATCACGACGGTCGTCACGGCGCTCGCCCCCATCATCGGGACGGTCATCGAGATAGGCGGTCGGCTCCTGGAGCACATCGCATCCTTCCTCATACCGGCGATCAACGCGATTGCCGAGCTCATCGGGATCGTCATGCCGCAGATCCAGGGCATCATCACGGTCGCCTGCGCGGCCATCCAGGCGCTGATAGACGCGGTATGGCCCTTCATCGAGGCCGTCATCGTCGGGACGATGGAGGACATCCAGACGGATATCGGACCCTACTGGGATGCCATCAAATCGATCGTTGAGGCGGCGATGTCCGTCATCCAATCCCTCATCGATGCGGCGACCGCCGCCATCAGCGGAGACTGGGATGGAGCGTGGAACATCATCAAGACGACGTTCGAGGATATCTGGAGCTCGATCACCGAGACAGTGGGGACCCTATGGGAGGACGTCAAGAGCGCATTCTCCGACGGGGTGGAATCCATCATGTCCACGGTGGAGGGGATCCCCGACAAGATCATGGGGTTCTTCGCCGACGCCGGATCATGGCTCCTCGATGCGGGAGAGTCGATCATGAACGGCTTGAAGGACGGAATCGAGAACGCCATCGGCTCGGTCACCGGTGCCGTCGAGGGCGCGCTCGGCGCGATCAGGGACTTCTTCCCCTTCTCGCCAGCCAAGGTAGGGCCCTTCTCGGGAAAGGGCTGGGTGCTCTACTCGGGCATGTCGATCATGGATGCGCTCGCAGAGGGTGCCGAGTCGAGATCCGGAAGGACCATGGAGGCCTACTCGAGCATCGCCGTGAGGCTGCGCGAATCCCTCGACATGGACGGGATCCCAGGTTACGGGACCGGATGGCAGAAGAGCCTCACGCGGGACACCTACGGGAACGTGCGCTCGGGCAGCGGGGTCCGGGACGCGGTCGGCGGACCCCGCTACAACATCTACATCGACGGCGCGCGCGTCAACGACGACGCGCATATCAGGGACAGCGTCAGGAACCTTCTCGTGGACCTCTCGGACAGGTACGCGATGGGCGAGAGGAAGTGATGCGGCGTGGCCATCACGGCGGGCACCTACACCATCCGCTCCGCCATGGACCCCACCATCGTGCTCGACGTGGAGGGCAACTCCACCGCGTCGGGCGCGAACATCGAGCTGTGGAGCGACAACGGGGGGCTCAACCAGGTCTGGGACGTGCAGCGCGCCTCGTCGACCTACTGCAGGATCGTGTCGGCCCGATCGGGGCTGCTCGTGGACAGCTCCAACGCCGTCCCGGCGAACGGGAGGAACATCCTGCAGTACCGCGACACGGGCGGCGACAACCAGCAGTGGGCGATCGCGGACAGCGGCCAGACGATCGCGGTCAACGGCGCGGCGTACCCGCTCTACCGCATCGAGTCGCGCATGGACCGCTCCTACTGCATGGACGCGAGCGGGGAGGGGTCCGCGCCGGGCACCAACGTCATCCTGTGGCGGGCCAAGGACCCCGCCGCCCTGAACCAGCTCTGGCTCCTCATGCCGACCTCCATCCCCTCGGCGCGCCTGCTGGCCCCCTCATCCGGGGGCGTCTCGGCTTCGGCGCAATCCGGAGGCTCGAGGACGCTGGCGACGGCTCCGACCGCGACCGCCGTCTACCCGTCATGGGTCGGGACCGGCTCGTCGTGGCAGGTGCGCTACCGCACCGCGACGCGGGGCGTCTCGGACGCCGACGTGGGCGCGTGGTCTGCTTGGAAGTGCCTTGCCGACGGCTCCACGGCCAACGGGGGCTGGGGGGCCGTGGGGACGGTCGAGCCCGTCACCGCGTCCGGCGGCAGGATCCGCGCGACGCACGGCATCCCCATCGTCCTCGGCTCGACTAATGACAAGGTGGAGCTCCGATTCGAGGCGCGGCGCTTCGAGGCCGACTTCGAAGCCGGCTTCGACGCCCACGGCACGGCTGCATCATTCAAGGCGAGCGCCGTCACCCATCCGTCCCTCTCCATCGACAGCCTCGTCTGGACGCCGGATGGGGTGAGGCTCACGCCGGCCACCGAACGCGGTGGGGCATCCTACGTGCTCGAGATAGACGGCATCACCAAGCAGCCGATGAGGTATTCGGGCGTGCAGGCGGGCGACTACCTGCATGTCCCGTCGGACATGCTCGCCGCGATCCCCGCGAACGGGGAATCGTACACGGTGCGGCTGTCGCTGACCACCGCAGACGGTGCCGCAGCCAAATCCACCGGAGCTGTCGCCTGCGCCTACAGCGCGAGCAGCGGGCTTACGATCTCGCCATCGTTCTCCGAGCAGGCGCACGGCGTCAGGACCGTCGATCTGTCGGCCTATCCGAAGCGCAACGTCTGGGTCGTGAGCGGCGGGGAAGCCCATCCCATGCGCGAGTCCGGCGGGGTCTTCTGGATAGCCCCGCCCCAGGGCGTGCCCTACTCCATCTTCGTGCAGGTCGAGAATCAGGCCGGGGCGTGGGGCGCGTGGCATGCCGACTACCCGGCGGTCGCGGTTGATGGGCATCTGCTCACCTACGAGGGCGGGACCCTCCGCATCGGCATGGGGCTCGGCAAGCCGCCGTCCGCGTCGTGGAGGGTCAGGGCGAACACCTCTTCCAGCTTCCTCACGGGCGGGATCTTCGAGGCAACGGCGGCGGGGGAGGGTCTCTCGGAGGTCGGAGTCCTCCAAGGATCGGAGCACGGGGACCCGGCTGGGATCCACGCCGCCGCAGACTCCCTGCTCGAAGCCGTCTACGCATGGTACCGGGGCGATCGAGGCGAGCTCATCCGCGTCGCGGCGGAGTCGGCGAACGTCGATGAGCACGATTGGGAATGGGCGGATGTCTCGGTGACCATGAGGAGGACGGATGATTGATTGGTCGGGCCGGGAGATCCGGCACCGGGTGGAGCTCGTGATGGTCAACCCCCACGACCTCGATGACGAGATCGGCCTGCTCGGCCATGTGGTCGGGTCCTCGAAGCTCACGCACGGCTATTACACGGAGGAGCGCATCGGCGGGACGGTCGTGACGCGCTCGTTCGCCTCGTATGCCGATAACGCCTTCATCCGCGTCTACCACATCGCAGATGGGGAGCGCATGGAGCGCGGGACGTTCGCGATCCGCCGCGCGTCCCCGAAGACGGGTGCGGGATCCATCGACATGGAGCTGTCCCTCATGAGCGCGCTCGGCATGATGTCCGAGGACATCGACGCGTGGCCCATGGCGATAGGGAAGGGCGCACGCACCAAGGATGTGATCGCCGCCATCTGCGGCAAGGCCGGGAGGGGCCATGCCCTCTCGCCCGCCTTCATCGACTACGTATGGCGTGCGGGAAGGGTCATGGAGGCGGGGAAGTCCCTGCTTTCGAGGCTCTACGAGATATGCACCGCATCATCGAACCGGCTTGACGTCGACCCGCACGGCATCGTGACATTCGAGCGGTACGCCAACCCTGCGGACAAGGACCCCTCGATGTTGGTCGACGTGGGAGACCCCCGCTCGGTCGTCATCGACGGCACTGTCGTGCCGGGGACCGACCTGTTCTCGCGGCCCTCGCGGTCCATCGTCTCCCACAGGGATGGCGATGACCTTCTGGCCGCGCAGGCCGACCTCCCCGCGACGGATCCCGCGAGCTTCGAGCGGCGCGGATACCGGATAGCCCGCGTCCACGAGCTTGCGGACATGGGCGGGCCCAAGACGGTCTCCCATGCGCAGGAGCTCGCGAGGGGCTATCTCGCCGCCGACTCGGCACCCACCGGGACGTGGGAGCTGGAGACGATGTGGATGCCCCTCGGGCAGGGGGACGTGGTCTCCTTCGCGCCGAGGGGCTACGACCCATGGGGGGACGGGTCGCCGCGCAAGTGCCTCGTCCAATCGGTAGACGAGGATGCCTACTCGCTCAAGCTCAAGCTCAAGGAGGTGTGACATGGATGACTTCGAGCTGGCGCAGGCCCTCTTCGGGCGCAAGGACGAGGATCATCCGAATGCCGTCACCAAGACGACCGCGACCGCCGTATCAGACTCCGTCGGCGGGAAGGTCGTGGTGGATCTCGGGGGGCTCTCCGTCACCCAGGACGGGACCCAGGGAATCGAGGTCGATACGATCCCGTCGGTGCTGGCGGGGCAGGAGGTCTCCGTCGAGATCGTCGGCGGCAGGGCCACGGTCACCGGCGTCGTCGGCTGGGGCGACTCGCTTGCATCCGACGTGGCCGGAGCCGCCGCGCTCGCCGGGGCGGCGGTGCAGTCCGTGGACGTGGAGTACGCGCAGTCCGCGAGCCAGACCGTCCCGCCCACGGGCGGGTGGTCCACCGACGCCCCGCAATGGCAGGAGGGCATGCACATCTGGCAGAGGACCAGGACCGTCGCGGCCTCGGGGGAGTCCTGCAGCGATCCCGTGTGCATCAGCGGGCGGGACGGGCAGGACGGGGCGCAGGGACCCCAGGGAGCCACCGGCGCGACCGGCACGGGCGTGTCGGCCATCGAGGAGCAGTACTACCTGTCCACCTCGGCGTCGTCCCCGACCGGGGGCTCGTGGAGCGACGCGCAACCCCAGTGGCAGGAGGGCATGCACATCTGGACGCGCTCCAAGGTCACGTGGACGGACGGCGCGACCACCCACACGGCCCCCGTGCTCGCCCAGGCGGTGAACGGGGCCAACTCGTCGGCTGCGTCGGCGCAGCAGGCGGCCTCGCAGGCGCAGGCGGACGTGGACGCCTCCCGCAGCTGGTACGCCGAGTGCGCCACCGCCGCTGCCACAGCCGCCAAGGTTGCGGCCATCGTCCCGGCCACGGACGCCTTCGCGCTCGCGCCGGGCAGGACCGTCTTCGTGCGCTTCGCCGCCACCAACACCGCATCAGTCTCCTCGCTGACCCTTGATGTCAACGGAACCGGGGCCAAGCCGGTGAGGCACATCTACAACGGCACCCTGACCACGCTCTACTCGCCGTCGCACCTCGCGGCGGGCATCACCTACCAGTGCACCTACGACGGCTCCGTGTGGATCGTCTCCCAGAACGTGAACTTCGACACCTACGACCGCGTGAGGCACTCCTCCGCCGTCAAGGCCGCTGCGGCCATAGCCGCATGGCGGATGGTCTGCGGCACCGACGCGGGGTACCGGGTGCTCGCGGCCGGCGTTTCCTTCGACGCCTCATACCCGCTGCTCTACGCCACCGTTGCGATATCGGCGGGCGCGGCGTCGGCGTACACCTACGATGCCTACCCCGGCGCCTCCGCCGTAAACCATGGGTTCGGCTCCGGCGCTGTCGGCAGGATGCTCTACCTCAAGGGCACGCTCTCGGGCGGCACCTTCACCGCCGCGTCCTCCGGCTGGCTCACGACCGCGACCCCGACCTCCGAGGACGGCATGCTCTACATCCCGCTCGGGGTCATGCAGTCCGCGACGCACCTCTACTTCGCGCCGTCCATGGACCTCCACGGATTCGCCGACGGGAGGTTCCAGCGCCTCGACCGGGCGGCGCTCTCGATCGCCGACGCCGCGAGGTCCGTGGCGGACGCCACGGCCCAGCACTTCTGGTCGGATTCCGACGGGGCGCACGTCACGCAGGCGGCGCAGGCGGAGTGGGAGGCTTCGCACTCCGGGCCGAACTCCCTGTGGAACTCCCTCGGCATGCTCTTCCGCGACGGACTCACCAACCTGCTGGGGATCCTGTCCGGCCCCTCCCCAGCCGAGCGCGGCGTCGCCGTCTACGACGGGGAGGGCGACGCGGGGGCCAACATCGTGGCGAGCTTCACGGGCGCGGGGGCGCAGGTCGGCAGGGAGGGATCATCCAACATCCGCATCTCCGGGGACGGCATAGACCTGACCGGGGAGGGGGGCGCGCTCGCCGGAAGGATCGGCACCGGCGATGTCGGCACCATAGCGGCATCGGCCCAGAGATCGGGGAGCATCTACTACGGCCAGCCCGTCACCTTCCACCTCGCGCCGATGCCGATCGGGACGCCGCCGGAGATCGTCGTCACATTCAAGTCCGGCTGGGGGGCCAGCGCGCACCCCGACGTCACGGAGATCAAGAACCACATCCTGCCGATACCCGGCGCCTGGCACCGGCACCAATTCTGGGACCTGACGGTCGCCGCGTCGGGGGACGGCTTCGACGTCACGCTGGCCTCCCTCGATGACTACGATCCGGCCCTCGGCCGGTCGTATCAGATAACCGTCTACTGGCACCGCGAGGGGGCGATGCCCCACGCCTTCTTCGGCACCGCAGGCGAGATGGGCCCCTACGCCTTCGCGGCGGGCATGGACAACTCCGCGACGGGGCAGGGCTCCGCCGCCCTCGGGCGCGGACTCGTAGCGTCGAGGGAGAGCCAGGCCGTCTTCGGGAGATACAACGAGGACTCCCCCGCCGCGCTGCTCATCGTCGGGAACGGCTCCGGCGACGATGACAGGTCGAACGCGCTCTCCGTCGACGTGGAGGGCAAGACGCACCTCAAGGTCGCCTACGACTCGTATATCGGCACGGCGATGGCCCTGCACGTCGCGCAGGCCGTCGCCGCCGCCGGGACGGCGACCGGATGGGCCTACCTCGACGGCGGGCCGGGCAGCGCCAACTACTGCCGGTGGAGGCACAGGCTCGGCACCGTCTTCGTGCAGGCGTACTACGAGTCCACGGCGGGCATCCAAGCCTACGCCGCCCGCCGCTGCGGGACCATCCCCGCCCCCTACCGGCCCGACCACGAGGTGGACGCCGGGGGCTACCTCGGATCCGGCAGCAACAACACCGCAGCCATCTGGGTCGCGGCGGACGGGGGCGTCCATCTGGCGTGCGCCAACGGGGTGTCGTCGGGCAGCTTCTACGGCAGCATCAGCTACCCGAGGCAGGACTAGGAGGCCATATGGAGGAGATGACCGAGATCGCCGCGCTCAAGGTCCGCATGGACACGGTGGAGCACCGGGTCGGCGAGCACGGCAAGGAGATAGACGCGCTGTCGCGCGACAGCACGAGGATGGACGTGATACTGGCGCGGATCGACCAGACCGTCGGCAAGATCGACGGCAAGCTCGACTCGATCAGCGCGAAGCCCGCGCAGCGGTGGGAATCGCTCACCGCGCAGGTCATAGCCATCATCGTCGCGGCCCTGCTGGCCGTGGCGCTCTACCAGATGGGCTTGAAGCCCTAGATAAGGAGGAAAGCATGAAGGAATATCCGATCCCAGATTGGCTCTACCAGGTCATGAAGTGGGCGGGGCTGATCGCCTGCCCCGCGCTCGCCGTCTTCTACGGCACGGTGGCCCCCGCGTGGGGGCTGCCCTATGCGGACCAGATCGTCATCACGCTCAATGCGCTGGGCACCCTGATCGGCATCCTGATCGGCGCGTCCCAGCTGGCCTCGAAGGAGGTCTGAGATGGAGAGGGCCGATGAGCATCTCGACCCCATGGAGATCAGCCGCCTAGAGCAGATGGCGAAAGCTGCGGAGATCATGGACGAGCACGACAAGGAGGATGAGGATGGGGACGAGAGCGCAAGTGCTTGAGCTTGCCAGATCGCAGGTCGGCGCGGTCGGCGGCGAGAGGTACTGGCGCGAGGCGTTCGGGTGGTCGGGCAACGGCTACCCATTCTGCGCCGTCGGGCTGAGCTGGCTCTTCGAGAAGACCGGCACCGATTGCCCCTACTTCCCGTCCACGGTCGCCTTCGACAGGCGCGACCTCGGGAGCATAGGGGGCCGCTGGGTCGGAGCGTGGGACCTGCAGCCCGGCGATCCCGTCTCGTTCGACTGGGACGGCGACGGCGGCGGCGACCACGTGGGCATCGTGGAGACCCGGTACGGCGCGGGGAGCTACCGCACAGTAGAATTCAACGTCTCCGGGAGGGTCGACTACCGCTACAGGAGCGCATCGGACGGCATATTGGGCGGCATCCGCCCCAGATACGAGGAGGAAGAAGTGACGGATTCGGACATCCAGAAGATCGCGGAGAAGGTCTGGGCCTACAGGATCGACTACAGGAACGGCATCGACGATTCGCCGCACACCGCCAACGCGCGGAGCAGGCTCGGCTACATCGACTACATCACGCATACGATCCTGCGCAAGCTCGACGAGATCATCTCGCTGCTCAAGGGCGAGCCCGAGCGCGCGAAGGCACCTGAGGACGCCTCGTAGGGAGGCGAGGAACCGACCTGCCATGGCCCCCTCCTCCGGGAGGGGGCTTTTCCTCTACCGCCCCGCGCGGTGGACGACGGTGCTGCCGTCCTCCCTCCCGCCGGGGTTGACGAGGACCGGGGGCTGCCAATGGGGCACGAGGCGGCGCTCCGGGGACCCGACCGCGCCGTGCCAGTGGCAGTGCCAGTGGCCCGCCCTCACGTGGGCCGAGACGGTGCGGCCCGAGGGCCCGCTCCCCCCGCCGCCCCCGTAGCGGATCCTCGCGGCGCGCAGCGCGGCCCCGGCCCTGGCCCCCACGGAGTGGATGGTCGAGGGGGAGAGCCGCCTCGTGCCCCCGCCGCCGCCCGAGGGCCGGTAGACCACCTCCCGGTCGGCCCCGTCGGAGACGAGGTAGAGCAGCAGGGAGAGGGCGTCGCCCGCCGTCTCCCTGGCCCGCGAGCGCGCCGAGGCGGCGTCGAAGCCGCCCGGCGGCCCCCCGAGCCGCCCGTACAGGGCGAGGTCGGCGTCCACGAGGGAGTCCGCGGCCCCCCCGACCGTCCCGCACGCGAGGTCGAGGGAGAGCCGCACGCAGGGCCGGCCCTCGCGCACGAGGAAGACGAGCAGCACGTCGCGCACGCCCCCGCCCGCGTCGCGCTGCGTGTCGCGCCAGGCGAAGAATCCCGGGTGGGAGAAGGCCCGCCCGGAGGGCGACCAGCTCGAGATCGGGGCCTGCACGTACTGGATGGGGTAGGGGAGCCTCGCGAGCGCGTCGAGCGGCATGGAGTCGGGGGAGTCCGACGCCGCGAGCGCCGCCGCGAGGTCCGGATCGAAGTCGAAGACGTGGCGGCACGAGCGCCACCTCGACCAGAGGGCGACGTCCTCGGGCACTGCGAGGGAGATGTCCTCCGACTGGGCGCGCAGCAGCTCGGCGGTGCCCATCTTGGACGGCGCGGGGAGGCCGCGCCGCCCCATGAGCCAGACCGCCGCCGCAGCGGCCTCCTCGCCGGACGCGGCGTAGGTGCCCGCCCGGAGGTCGGCGAGCTCGGGGTTGGCCGCGAGGAAGGCGTCGATCCATCGGTCGGCGGAGGTCATACGGCGCTTCACACGAATCCTCCTATCTCGCGCGGTCGCCCGTGTAGATGCGGATCGCCTCGTCCACGGCGGCCCCCATGGTGGTCCCGTCGCCCGCCGCCCGGTCCTTGATGGCGCGGTAGGCGGCCTCCGAGACCGTGACGGTCATCACGCGGCTGTCGCCCTCGCCGGGAAGCCCCCACTCGGCCTCGTACTCCTCGACCTCCATGTGTCCCTCCGCCCACTCGCGGGCCTGCTCGGGAGAGAGGGGCACGATGCGCTCGCCCGACTGCGACCCCCTCCCGTACGGCTCCGCATAGGGGCTGAGGGGCCCTCCCCACCCGTGGAGGAAGTACTCGCCCGTGCGCTTGCGGTACAGGGACTCCTCGTAGTAGTGGAAGTCGCCCCTGTCGTGCATGCCGACCGGGCTGGTCGGCTCGCACACCATGTGGGCCGTCTCGGTGTCGAAAAGCCTCCCATCGATTATCTTCCTCAT